GTTCGCCGCCCCTACACACCCCCACCGTCTCGCGCAGGCGAGGGGGCGGGATAAAATATATACACCGAGGGCTACCCGATACCCCCCACCGGGGTAGGGCGTCTTAGAGGTTAACCTTATGGCTCGAAAAAAAATTTCGACTGACCAACTGCAAGAGCATGAGCGTCGGCTACTCCAGCTACGCGAAGACCCTGCCTTATTTGTGAGAGCAGTCTTGCAAGCTGACCCCCAGCCTTGGCAGGAAGAAGCACTCCGCGCCATCAGGGACAACGATCGAGTAGCCATCCGCAGTGGCCACGGTGTAGGCAAGACAGCATTTTTAAGTTGGGTCGTTCTGTGGTGGATGTTGACCCACTACCCGGTCAAGGTGGCCTGCACCGCGAACACGGCGTCACAGTTATCCGACGTCCTCTGGCCGGAAATAAATAAATGGGGCAGAAAACTGCCTGAGTTTTTTCAGAGCCAACTAGAGTTCAAGTCAGACAAGATTGAACTCAAAGGTGGCGCTGACAGCTTTGCGGTGGCAAGGACGAGCCGCAAGGAACAACCAGAAGCCCTACAAGGCTTCCACTCGCCACACATGCTTTTCGTCGTCGATGAGGCATCTGGTGTCCCCGACATCATCTTTGAGGTCGGTCAGGGCGCGATGTCCACAGCTGGCGCGAAAACAGTCATGGTAGGCAACCCCACCCGTTCATCGGGCTACTTCTTCGACGCTTTTAATAAGAACTCCGAGCGTTGGTGGACAAAGCGGGTTGGCTGCGCCGACGCCACAACAGTCTCATCAGACTTCCTTGAGGACATGGCGCGACAGTATGGCGAGGATAGCAACATTTACAGGGTTCGGGTTCTCGGTGAGTTCCCCGAAGCCGACGATGACGTGGTCATCCCACTGCACCTCTTGGAGAGCGCAGTTACGCGGGATGTGGATGCAGTCGAGAACATTTTACCTGTATGGGGATTGGATGTTGCTCGGTTCGGCGATGACCGAACCGCATTATGCAAAAGACAAGGCAATGCTCTTGTCGAGCCTATCAAATCATGGCGCAACAAAGATTTGATGGAAGTTTGTGGCATCATACTCACAGAGTATGAAAGCACACCTTACCAAGAACGCCCCTCTGAGATACTGGTTGACAGTATCGGTTTGGGTGCGGGTGTCGTTGACCGTCTCAGTGAGATGGATTTCGGCCCTGAGATTCGCGGCGTTAACGTAGCCGAAAGCCCTGCGCTGGGGCAGCGCTACGGCAAGCTGCGAGATGAACTTTGGTTTAAGGCACGAGAATGGCTTGAGGCGCGTGACTGTCACATGCCTCAAGACGACGAATTGATTTCCGAACTTAGTTCAGTCCGCTTCAAATATTTGTCTTCTGGCAAATTGAAGGTCGAGAGCAAAGACGAAATGAAACGCCGTGGGCAGAGGTCGCCTGACCTTGCTGACAGCTTTGTCCTTACTTTTGCGGGTCAGGCATCGAGGGCGGCTTCTGGCTCCTCTTACGGCTTTTCGAGGTCTCTTAATTATAACGACGCAGGGTGGATAGTATGAGCGACGACAAAATACTTCGCTTCCCGAATGTCAAGGATGACATCAGGGAAGACGATGTTGGCTTTATTGAGGTCAGCTACACAGTTGACCCTGAAGATATGGACGCCGCCTGCTTCACGATTGGCTCAACCGCGATTGGGTTAGTCACCGGGGCGGGCTTGCCCCACGATGCAGTAATGCACGGGGCTTTGGTTGTCGCCGCCCAAGCCGCTATCTCTGCGGGCTACGATCAAGACCAGTTCAGATTTATTTGCTCGACGATTGAGTTCACAGACAGTCCCGAACCAGCGGATGTCTGCTAGGAGCCGGGTCATGCGTCTCATCGTCAAAAATCGTGGTGGTTATGATGAAGGCGCTTCTGGTTCTACTTTTAATCGGGGTCAGAACTACGAACATGAGTGGGCAGGACGTTGGAACGATTGTTTCGCGTCTCAGCGTTATCCCCGCACTTGGAAAATCAGAAAATGGCTAAAAAAATTAACGCAAGTATTTACGCGCCGCAGCCAAAAGTAAGGCGGCGGTCAAAACGCCCCCCGCTGAACCACAGGAAGAAGCTGGGGCCGCGCAGCAATATGAGAGTGAAATAATGGACGCAATACCACAAGGCAGCTTTGATGTGACTGGCTTGCTCGGCAGCGCATTTGGCGCTCCAGCTTTTGCCGCCCCAATGCCTACAGCTATGCCTATGGCGCAGCCTGCAATGCCGAATGTTTCTGGTCTTTTGGATGCGGGTTATCAGCCTCCCGCTATGACGCGGATGAACGTCCCCTCAAGTGATTACATTCAAGCTGGCGCTTATACGCAAAAAGCTAGAGATGGAGGCGTAGCCCCCGTTTACCTAGACGGCATCGACGCTGTTCAAATAGGGGACGCAAAGCCGACGGACGGTTACAGATATTATTCTGATAGCGACACGGCATATGGCGGACTGCTTTCCGACACGCCCGTAAATTTAAGCGGGTTGTTCGTCACGGACTATGAAACACCTTTTACAACATTGCCTGACTTTAGTGGCTTTACAAATTTCATCATGCCAGATTTTTCTAATATCGACTTGAGCGGTTTCTCGGTGGGGTCGTTGTTCTAATGTCCATCACATATCGCGGAGAACGCTTCTCCGGCTACAACAAACCGAAACGCACCCCCGGCAAAAGCAAGAAGTTTGCCGTCCTCGCCAAAGAAGGCAGCAACGTAAAGCTTGTGCGCTTTGGCGACCCGAACATGAGAATTAAGAAGTCGAACCCAGAGCGACGCAAATCGTTCCGAGCGCGACACAAATGCGACCAGAAAAAGTCGAAACTGACGGCTGGCTATTGGTCGTGCAAGAAGTGGTAGGAGAACGATATGCCAAAAGTAGGTGGAAAAAAGTATCCATACACCAAAGAGGGTATGGCCGCAGCGAAAAAGGCTGCGAAAAAAATGAGCAGTAAATCAAGAAAAAAGAAGAAAAAGAAATGATGCAGGGAATGTATATCCGCAAGGTTTACTCGAAGCCAAGCAAAGCGGCTCAGAAAATGGAAGCGGTAGCAGAGCAAAAGCCGAAGCGTAAAAATCGCAAAAGCTACAAAAAGAAAGCCGCCAACCAGAAGGTCGGCAAGTTTAGTTCGGAAAGCTAATGCCCCGCGCTACACCAAAAGACAAGGCTAAATATGCCCGCGCTACTGCAAAGGTGAAGCGCCGCGTCAAGAAGTGGCCGTCAGCGTATGCGTCCGGCCAAGTCGTTCAGGAATACAAACGCATGGGCGGCACATATAGGACGGTCAAAAATGGCAGCAAAAAGCAAACCAAGAAACGGTCTCGTTAAGTGGTTCAAAGAAGACTGGCGAGATATTTCGACAAAAGACAAATCGGGTAAGCACCCGAAATGTGGTCGATCAGCAGGCTCTAAGCGGGGCTATCCTAAATGCGTCCCCGCTTCTAAAGCAGCCTCAATGACCGCATCACAGAAAAAACGGGCAGTCGCCCGGAAGAAGGCAACTAAGCCCTCACGCGGCAAGCGGCCTACATATGCAAGGACATAAAAATGGCGATTTCAGAACTCGACTTTCGTTCTATCATTAGCAACGAAATACAGAACGCCCTTAACTACTATGACACTGAGTTCAGCCAAGAGCGCATTGACGCAATGGGCTACTACCTCGGTGAGCCGTTTGGCAACGAAGTAGAGGGACGCAGTCAAGTAGTCGCCACAGAAGTCAGCGACGTCATTGAATACATCATGCCGTCTCTGACAAAGATATTTGCACAATCTGGCCAATACGCCCGCTTTGTTGGGCGTCAGCCAGAGGATGTTCCGGCAGCCGAACAAGCTACCGAACTCGTCAACTTTGTTATCAATAACGATAACAGCGGTTTTCGTGTCGTCCACGATTGGATGAAAGATGCCCTGCTTTTTAAGCTGGGCGCGGTTAAATTTTATTGGGACGAAACCGAACGGACGGAAGAAGAAGAATATGAGGGTCTAACCGAAGACGAGTTGGCATTGTTAGTTGCCGACCCCGCTATCGAGGTTGTGGAGCAGGAAGCTATCGAGATGGGTGTGACAGCCCCCGACGGCTCCGAAATCCCGATGTCGATGACCTACAATGTTAGGGTCAAAAAGACTGAGATGACTGGCAAGGTCAAGGTGATGAATATTCCGCCAGAGGAATTAATTTACAATCGCCGCGCTACTTCTCTTGAAGATTGCTCGTTCATTGCTCATCGCTCACAGGTCACTGTCAGCGACTTGGTTGCAATGGGTTATGACCGCGAGGTAGTTGAGCAGTATGCTGGCCAGAACGACCTCGACAATGACCAAGAGCGTCAACGCCGCTTTGAAGATTTGGAAGACGGCCCAGAACTTGACAGAAGCGACCCCGCCATGCGTGAGGTCTTGGTCACTGAGGGATATATATACGCCGACTATGACGATGACGGCATTGCTGAGTTGCGCCGTTTTGTGGCGTTGGGCGATGGTGCTGAAATTATCGAGAATGAGCCTTGGGACGTTATCCCGTTTGCCATTCTGTCCCCTGTTCTCATGCCGCATCGGATGGTCGGGCGTTCTGTGGCCGAAATGGTCATGGACTTGCAACTAATCAAGTCCACCATTTTGCGGCAGATGCTCGATAACCTCTACTTGTCGAACAACAGCCGCGTGGTGGCGGTTGAGGGTCAGGTCAATCTTGATGACCTTCTGACCTCCCGTCCGGGTGGCATTGTTCGCGCCCGCGCTCCGGGTATGGTGCAGCCTTTGGCGGTTCCGCAAATCGGCGCACAAGCATTTCAGATGCTCGGCTATGTTGATGAAGTGCGTGACCAGCGCACTGGCTTTTCAAAAGCTTCGATGGGTCTCGACCCCAGCACCTTGCAGTCCACAACAGCCGCAGCGGTCAACGCGACCATTCAGGGCGCACAAGCCAAGATTGAAATGATTGCGCGTGTGTTTGCCGAAACAGGCATGAAGGATTTGGCAAAGGGCGTTTTGCATCTGTGTCAAAAGCATATGAACCAAGAACGCACTATTCGTATTCGCAACGAGTATGTGGCTCTTGACCCCCGTGCTTGGGACAATGATTTTGACCTTGAAGTGACTGTTGGCCTCGGAACTGGAAACGAAGACCAGAAGACAGCAATGCTGGCTCAAATTTCGAGCAAGCAGCAAGAAATCTTGCAACAGCTGGGGCCGAACAATCCGATTGTAAGCATTTCTCAATATGTCGATACGCTGAAGAAAATTGCTGAAACCGCAGGCTTCAAAGACACAGACCAATTCTTCAACTCAGGTCAACAGGTCGAGCAGGCTATCGCAATGCAAGCGGCTCAAGGCCAGCAAGCCCCGAACCCGGTTGAGATGGAGTTTCAGATTGAGCAGCAGAAACAGCAGAACCAGCTGGCTTTGCAGCGCGAAAAAATTGCAGCCGAACTTGAGTTTGAGCGCGAGAAGTTTGCGGCAGAGATGCAGCTGCGTCAGCAGGAACTTGCAGCTGAGTTGGAACTGCGTCGTCAAAAACTGGCAGCAGATGTGCAACTCGATGTTCAAACATCTGTCAGTGACAACTTACCGAGGGTTTAATGGATAACGGGAAGCTAAACGAAGAACTTGGCCGTGCATCAGAAGCACAGGCTATTTTGAATAACGACCTTTTCAAAGAGGCGTTTGAAACAGTTAAAGCGGCATACACGGAAGCATGGCTCAACTCCCCAGCCCGTGACACAGAAGGCCGCGAAAAGATTTACCAGTTTATGCAAGCCCTCACAGCAGTTGAGGGGCATCTGGTAAGTGTCGTCCAAACGGGCGAAATGGCAAAGGCGCAACTAGAGGATTTACGAACTCACAAGCGTCTAATTTAATCTAGGAGAAAATTATGAGCGAAAGCAGTATCCCTACGGGGACTGAACCCCTCACCATGGCGTCTGCCATTGAAACACTCTTGAATACGGAAGCCCCCACCGAGGCAAGCGAAGTAGAGCAAGAGCCACCCGCCGAAGCTGTGGAAGCAGAGGCAACCGAGACCGAAGAAGTTGAAGTTGAGGCCGTCGAAGAAGACCAAGTCGAAGCCGAGGCAGCAGAGGTTGAGGATGAAGACATCGTTGAGGAAGAACCCGAAAGCGAAGTCGAGTATTACACCGCCAAGGTTGACGGCGAGGAGATTGACGTCACAGTAGATGACCTCATCAAATCGTTTCAACTGGAACGGACTGCCCAAAAACGCCTATCTGAAGCTGCCGAACAGCGCAAGACGCTGGACGCAGAAAAGACGGTTATTGAGCAGGAGCGTGAAAAATACGCTCAAGGTCTCGCACAGTTGCAGGCACAACTCGCCCAAACTGCTGGAGAGCCGACACAGGAATATTGGGATAAACTTTATGAGGAAGACCCTCTTGAGTTTGTTAAGCAGCGCGAAGCGCAGCGTGACCGCGAAAAAGCTATGCAAGTTTTACAAGCAGAGCAGGCACAGGTCATGCAGCAGCGAGTTCAGCAAGAACAAGCCAAGCTGATTGAACGCATCCCAGAATGGCGTGACACCGAAGTCGCAGCCCGCGAGAAAGCGGGTCTGATTAGCTTCGCGCAGCGCCAAGGATTTTCGAGCGAAGAACTATCTCAGGTGGTTGATAGCCGCCTCGTTGACGTTCTGCGTCGTGCATACCTGTATGACCAACTTCAACAGGAAAAGCCTGTTGTTAAAAAGAAGGTCGCAAAGGCTCCCAAAATGGTGAAGGGCGGTAAGCCTAAAACGTCAAGAGACGTCGCTTCCGAGAAAAAGCGCAAGGCTTTTGATCAATTGAAAAAGACTGGCAGCAAAGAAGCTGCGGTCAATTACCTACTAAATCGCTAACGCCAAGGAGAATATATAATGGCTACGCAAACTACCGCGATTGCAATTGGAGAGCGCGAAGACCTCTCTGATGTAATCACCCGGATTGACCCGGATGAAACCCCCATCTACACGGCTCTGCGTAAAGAGACCGTAAACAACACGACCTTTGATTGGCTCGTTCAAGAGTTGGCTGCTGCATCAGGCTCCAACTTTGTTGCTGAAGGCGCAGACGCTTCTTACGCAACACCGACGCAAGCAGTTCGCTTTAACAACGTCACGCAAATCTCGCAAAAAGACGCTGCCGTTTCTGGCACGTTGGACGCTGTTGACACGGCGGGCAGAAATGCTGAATCAGCCTATCAAAAAGTTTTGAAGGGACTTGAGCTGCGTAGAGACATAGAAAAAGGTCTTTGCTCAGACAACGCCAAAGCAACTGGCGCAACCCGCGAGACTGCCAACCTGTCAAGCTGGATTACCAACGTATCTGTTGGCTCTGGTGGCGCAGCCCCGACTGGTGACGGCTCTGACGTCCCGACTGGTGGCACAGACCGCGACCTGTCTCTTGCCCTCATCGACGCTGCTCACCAAGCAGCTTACGAAGATGGCGGCAACCCGAATATGCTCGTTGTATCGCCTGCTAAAAAAGCGACCTTCAGCGACCTGTCTTCGGGTTCTGTTGCAACTAACCAAATCCAATACACGGCTCCGCGCGAAGCAGCCATCGTTGGGTCAGTTTCGCTGTATCTGTCAGATTTCGGTGAACTTTCTGTGGTTATCGATCGTCAAATGGGTTCAGACCGAATTTATTTGCTCGATGGCGACTACGCCAGCATTTGCACCCTGCCGGGTCGCAACTTCGCTGTCGAAGATTTGGCCAAAACAGGCGACGCAACGAAATTCCAAATCATCACTGAGTATGGTTTGAAAGTAAGTGCGCCGAAGGCACACGCCGCTGTTTACGACCTTAACTAGGTTGTGAAGATAAGGGGGTAGCTTCGGCTACCCCCGTTTTCTTTGGAGGCATTATGAGTAAGAGACTACTCAAGCGAGACCCTATCACTGGAAAAGAGACTTGGTTTCACGCAGAGGACGGCAAGCACATTGTCACAAGTTCTCAAAATATTGATGCGCTGATTGCGAAGAACAAAGAAGAAGCCAACGAGTTTCGTCCGGGTTCTTTAATCGGCAACACACAAAACCACCGTCGTAAGGTCGCAGACATTCCCGCAAGCCTTTATCACGACTTGGTTCACAAAATGGGTCAACCGCAAGACAACCCAAAAGAATGGCGAAAGTGGTTGAACGATTATGACAATCGTTTTTTCCGCACTGACCAAGGAACTATCTAATGGCTATCACGACTTATTCCGAGTTGCAGACCGCGATTGCTAATTTCTTAGCCCGCACTGACTTGACGGATGACATCAAGAATTTCATCAGCCTCGCGGAAGCACGGATGAGCCGTGAACTTAGCACACGCAGTCAAGAAAAGCGTGTCACAGCCACCGCAGCAGCTGATGATGAGTTTATTTCACTGCCGACAGATTTACGCGAAATCCGCGTTATAAAACTTAACAGCAGCCCGCAAAGAGTGTTAGAGTATTATACACCTCAACAATTCTATAAAGAGTATCCCAACACTTCGGGCGGACGGCCAGAAGCGTTTACAATCATTGGCACAGAGGTTGCTTTGCGGCCAGTGCCAAGCGCCTCCGAAACTGTCGAGATGATTTACGGAGAGGGCTTATCGGCTCTTTCTGACAGCAATACGACAAACACAATTTTGACCCGCCATTCGGACGCTTATCTGTATGGCAGTCTGACACACGCCTACACGTTCTTAATGGATGAGCAGCGGGCGCAAGTCTATGACCAGTATTTCAACCGCAGTGTTGAAGAAATTACCAAAGAAATGGAAACAGCCCGCTTCGCTGGTGGCGGCATCGCAATGCAAACCGACTATCAAGGAGCATAACCATGTCAGCAATGTCTGATTATCTTGAGAATGAAATTCTCGACCATATACTAGCGACAGGTTCTTACACAGCGCCGTCCGCAGTTTACGTTGGCCTGTCCACTGGGTCGTTTGGCGACGACAACTCTGGCACAGAGTTGACCGGCAATAACTATAGCCGCGTTTCTGCATCTTTCAGCGCAGCAGCCAGCGGCACGACTAGCAACAGCGCAGCAATTGAGTTCGCGGCTGCTACTGGGTCATGGGGGACAGTCTCCCACTTCGGTATCTTCGACGCCTCATCTGGCGGCAACCTTCTTATTCACGGAGCGTTCACGACTGGCAAAGCCATCGGCTCTGGGGACATTTTGAAAATCGCAGCGGGCGACCTCGACATCACTGCTGCCTAATGAGGTGGCATCATGGCTACTAATACACCCCAGCTAGAGCAGCTTACGGGCAGCATTGATGCCCTGCCGCATAGCTTAGACAGCCTTGATGCGCTTCCGTGGTCTAGCCCAACCCTTGAGCAGTTGGATGCTTGGGGAACACTAGACCAGCTTGACAGCTTCGGCGATATGGACAGCCTGTCGTCGTTGGCTGTTATCATATCCTCGCCTGCATCGGCCAGCATTGCGCTGACCACCGCAGCCGAGTTGCAGTTCTTCATTCCGATGGATGCGGCGGTTTCTATCGCCGCGACTGTCTCGGCAGAAGTTCAGCGCGTCGTTCCTTTTGACGGTGCGGGTAATATCGCCGTCACTGTAACCTCAGACGCTACTCGCGTCCGCCCTGTTGATGCCGCTGTGTCGGCATCGGTTACAGAAAACGCTAACGCAACAAGGATAGCGACGGACGCGGCTTCTGTCAGCGTTGCCACCACCTCCTCGGCAACGCCAACCCGCATCGCTCAATTCGATGCGGCGGTCACAGGCGCAGCCTCTGTAGGCGCGTCTGCGGCCTTTATTGCAGCGATGGACTGTTCTGCCTCAGTAACCGTAACGGCGACAGGCGCGTTCATCCCCGTCAGGCAGCTTAATAGCGCCGTCAGTGTGGCAGTCACAACAGACGCCTTATACAACGCAGTTCTCTCTGTGGACGGCACAGCAGATGCCGCAGTCACAGCAGTAGCCAATGTCATTGGCGAGTTTGCAATGTTAGGGGCAGCCGACCCGACCATCACCGCCACAATGACTGGCGAGTTGCAGGGAGAGGCATGGACGGATGTAACCGTCGGAACAGAAACGTGGACAGACGCCGCGATTGCATCAGGCACTTGGACGCCTGCATCGACTGGCTCTGAGACTTGGAATACGCAATGATACAGTTTGGCGAATGGCTACCTGATCAGCCCGACTTTCAGAATGTCGGTGCGACTGAGGCAAAAAACGTAATGCCGTCGGCTTCTGGCTACACGCCTATTAAGGCGCTTGAGGCTCTCAGCGGTGCTGCTGATAACCGTATTCGCGGCATTTTCCCGGCGAAGGACACGAGCAGCAACATCAAGCTGTTCGCTGGTGACGCTGGCAAACTTTATCTTTTTGACGCTACCGATAGTGGCCTAGACGACGTAAGCAAGTCTGGCGGCTATTCGTTGCAGTCGGAAGACTATTGGCGCTTCGTTCAGTTTGGCAATCGCGTGATTGCAGCGGGTGGCATCAATGCCCCGACGCAGCAGTTTGTGGTTGGCACAGACACCGCGTTTTCTGACTTGACGGGTTGTCCGAAAGCCAAGTTTGTCGCCAACGTGCGTGATTTTGTTATGACTGCTCACATTGATGAAAGCGGCACGACAACACCATATCGTGTGCGTTGGTCGGCTATTAACGATGCAACAAGCTGGACGATTGGCACAGACCAAGCAGACAGCCAAGACATCGCTGACGCTGGCGAGATTACAGGACTGGTTGGTGGCGAGTATGCAACCATCTTACTGGAGCGTGCGATTGTTCGTGCTACTTATGTCGGCACACCGCTTATCTTTCAGTTCGATAAGGTTGAAACGACACGCGGTTGTCAGTTTCCGGGTAGCGTGGCCAATGTCGGTCACACAGTCTTTTATCTGTCCAACGATGGCTTCTATGCTTTCGATGGCCAGCAGTCCACACCGATTGGCGCTGAGAAAGTCAACCGCTGGTTCTTTGACGAGTTTGACGCACAGAACAGTGAACGCTTGTCCTGCGCCGTTGACCCGAAAAACCAAGTCGTCATGTGGTCGTTTGTTTCCAACAGCGCCACAGCCGTAGAGCCTGACAAGGTTCTGATTTACAACTACGCGCTGCAACGCTGGTCGTATGGTGAGTTTGAGACAGAGTTTCTGGCTCCTTACTTTACTGCTGGTTATACAGTGGAGACGTTGGACAATATCTCGTCCAGCATTGAAGACCTACCAGCGTCGCTCGATAGTGACCTTTATAAAGGTGGCGGTTACATCTTTGGCGGGTCAAAAGATAAGAAGCTGCACAGCTTCACTGGCTCTCCGATTGCAGCAACCGTTGAGACGGCTGAGTTTGCTCTTGGGCAAAACCGTCACGCAGTCGTGAACCGGGTTATCCCGCTGACGCAGGGCGGCGCAGTTACTGTTCAAGTTGGCACTCGCAATCGTCAAACAGACCAGCAGTCGTTTGGCACAGCAGCCTCGTTGAACACGCAAGGATTTTGCCCAACGAGAGCGCAAGGTCGGTTTCACACTGTAAGGTGTAACTTGACTGGTAACTGGAAGTTTGCACAGGGCGTTGATATTGACGGCAAAGTTCTAGGTGAGCGCTAATGTCTAATCAGTTTCGCACACTGCCACCGATGGGCGGAGACCCTCGGCAAGTGGCGGAGGTTCTTAATAGAACCGTTGACGGAAAACTGAACTCAACTGGCACAGTGACGTTGACAGCTAGTGCAGCCAGCACAGCGGTATCGGAAGACCGGGCTGGTGTAGACAGTGTGATTTTATTCATGCCGACAACGGCAAATGCCGCTGCGGAAATGGATGGGATGTATGTCTCATCGCGTGGGAAACAGACGTTTACAATTACTCACGCAAACAACGCTCAGACTGACAGGACGTTTTCATATGTCGTCATCGGATGACTTAAAGTTTTTGCCAGTGCCGCCAGACTTGGTGGATGTGTTTTGGCCTCACGTTATTGATTGGCTCAAGCCAGCTATCGACACGGCAGAGGGCAAGACGCAGGCCGACCAAGTTGCTGTCGAGTGCAAAACTAATGAGGCAATGCTTTGGGTGGTTGTTGACGGCCAAGAAATAATCGCGGGCATCGTAACGCGGGTTTATCGCTATTCAGGCAAAAAGGGATTCGCCCTTCAGTTTGTTGGCGGCAAACAAATGAAACGATGGATTGATATGGTTCTTCAAACGCTAGAGCGAGTAGCCAAAGAAAACGGCTGCACACATTTTGAAGCATACGGAAGACGGGCTTGGCAGAGATGGCTAGAGCGCCGCAATTTTAAGCCAAAGTTTATCCAGTATGAGATGGAGATAAAGTAAATGGGCAAAAGTTCAAAAACGGTTGTTGAAGCAGCTGAGTTACCAGAATTTGTGCAATCAAACCTGAAAGACACTTATAGGTTTGCAAGAGAAATCAACCCAGCTGTTTATTCTGGGCAGCGCGTTGCTGGGTTTACCGACCCTGAGTTGCAGGCACAGAGCCTTATGGCAGAACGCGCATTGGCTGGTGATCCAACCGTGCAGCAGGCACAAGGTTTGCTCGGTGGCACATTAAGCGGTGATTACTTAAACAACCCCTTCTTGCAGCAGCAAATTGGTAGCGCATTGCAAGGCGCAGTCAACAAGGCAACCTCTCAATACGCACTCGGAGGACGCCTTGGCAGTTCTGCTTTTGCAGGCGCACTTGGCTCTGGCATTACTGGCGCGGTTGCTCCCATCTTAGCCCAGCAATATGACGCAGAGCGTGGTCGCCAAATGCAGGCAGCTGGCATGGCTCCGCAGTTGGCGGAGCAGCGTTTCAGTGACCTCTCGCGCTTGGCTGGTGTTGGTCAACAGCAACGCGAAATGCAGCAAGCTAATCTGCAAGCCACGCAAGATTACATTAACCAGCTTAACGCGGCTAAACAGGCTCAATTCCAAGCCCGTGCAACAGCGGCTGGCTTGGGGCCACAAAATCCGCAGGGTGGGACGACAACTCAGACGCCAAGCACGATGCAAAGCATCTCCGACCTCGGCACTGCCGCCTCGCTTGCTTACATGGCGTTCACCTTGTCCGACGAGCGCATGAAAGAGAACGTCGAGCAAATTCAAGACCCGATTATGAAGGTCAATATGCTCGACGGTGTGACCTTTAACTACAAAGACCAGCCGGGGCGTGTAGCAGGCTTGATGGCACAAGACGTTGAGCGTGTTCTGCCGATGGCCGTGGCAGAGCAAGACAACGGCATGAAAGCTGTCAATTACGCACAAGTTACAGGATTGCTCACAGAGGCGGTTAAAGAACTGTCTAATAAAGTCGCTCGTCTTGAAGCAGGGAGGTCGTAATGGCTAATGGCTCAACATTCAATCCTGGTCTGCTGGCCGACGCCTTTGCCGCGTTAGGAGGCAGAAGCACAAATTATGGTCAAATGGCCACGCGGATGCAGGAGGAGGAGCGCCGCAAAAAGTTGCTTGCCAGCCTTCTTGCAGGGCAGGGTGTTACACCACCTCCTACCGTAAGTTCTCCAGAAATAGCACCTGCACGTCTCCCCGCCGCCGTCGGCTTGGGGCAGATAGGAGACGCCGCTGGGTTGAATGAATACCAGCGCAATCAGCTTGCTGGCGCTCAGATGATGCAACAGCAAGCCGGTGCAAAAGGTCTTATGATGACCCCAAGTGGCTTCCAGCGTATGCCTCAACCCATACCAGTTCCGGCAGGTGTCCCCACGACGCCACCTGCTCCGACGGTTGCTCCGACGGTTGCTCCGACAACAGCAGCGGGGATGCGGTTGACGCCTCAAGCACGTCAGATTGCTGCTGCACTTCCGACTGACCAGGCTCTTGCGTTTTTGGCGAAAGAGGCAAACAAGACTTACACGGGGCCGATTGTTGACGTCAACTTTCAGGGGCGCACCTTGCAATTTAGACAAGATGACCCCCGCTTGATGCAGTATCTGGCCGCAGGCGGAACCCGCTTGAAAGAAGGTGTTGACCCTGCAAAAAAACTTGCCTTTGGCCAAGAGAAGGATTTGAGAAAAGAATTTGACGATCTTTCAAAAGACTTCGACGAAGGTTACACAGCATTTCAAAAGGTAGCGCGTTCAGCAACCAAACAGAACCCAACTGGCGCAGACGACATTGCCCTCATCTTTGGGTTTATGAAAACGGTTGACCCTGGGTCAGTTGTTCGTGAGGGCGAATTTGCGACTGCCGAAAATTCCGCTGGCGTTCCCGCACGAGTGCGTAACATGTATAACTCAGCCTTGGAAGGGTTGCGCTTGACGCCAACGCAGCGCTTGAACTTCTTAAACGCAGCGCGTTCTCAGGTTGAGCCACTTGTTGCCCGCCAAAATCAGATAGAGCAAACTTTTAAGGGGATTGCCCAGCGGGGCGACCTTAATGTTGAGAATGTTGTGAGAACTCGTCTGCCTAAAGTTGGGAGTTATTACAACCCCATCCCGGTTGCCAACGAAGAAGAAGCAAACAAACTTCCAAAGGGAACCTTTGTGACAATTAACGGACGCATTGCGAGGGTCTTTTAATGCCTATCCAATATCTCGAAGACGAGCGGGAAGACGTCACCTCTGGCGTCCAGTTCCTAGACCGTCCTGTGCCAGTAAGTGTTGTTGACCCCACGGTTGACCCCCAACGCCTTCGCCTAGCGGCGCAGGGCGCAACTTTTGGTGGTGCAGAAGAAATTGAAGCCGGTCTGCGGACAGGCTTTGGCGTGGCTGGTGACTACGGCGAAACACTTGAGGAAATCAGGGCGGACTTGGCAGCGGCTCGTCAGGCATATCCTGCGTCTTCACTTGGATATGAGATGGCTGGCGCTATGGTTCCTGCAATCGTAGCCGCGCCGTTTACGGGCGGCACAAGTGTCCCCGCCACCATGGGGCGTGTTGCCGCCACAAGCACCCTGCAAGGTGGCGCATACGGCTTTGGTGCTGGAGAGGGCGGCTTCCTAGAGCGCCTTGGCTCTGGTGGTATAGGGGCGGCAACTGGCGCAGTAGCCGGGCCGATATTCCAAAAAGGGTTTAGTTTTGTCGGCAACAAGATGACAGGGTTGGTCGATTTTGTCCGTCGTAAGATGGGCAACAAAGCCAGCAGTGTAGTCGAGGCAGAAGTTCAGCGCATTGCCCGCGAAAGCGGCGAGAGCGTTGAGGACATCATTGCCCGCGTCGATCGAGGCGAAATCATGGCGGACATGAATAGCACCGCCCGCGAAGCACTCCGCGCCTACCGTGCATCATCTGGCGAAGCGCAGAAGGCAATCGACGATGTTGTCGCGGCGCGTCCTGGGCAGTTGCGTCAAAAGGCTTTGGAAAAAGTGCAAGGCGTCTTGACCGAGGGTGATGTTGACGCGAATGTCTTGAAGCTGTTTCAGCAGGGGCAGGATGCAATCGAAAAGGCCACCGGCGCAGCTTATAAAAAAGTTTTCGCAAAGGGTGCAGATGTAGGCGAGGAAGGCGCAGAACTCGTAACCGACATTTTGAACCGTGACCGCACCGTTGCAAACGATGTGACGCGCATCCTGAAGCTAGAGCGGATGAAGCCGTTTTTCCAAGTTAATAAAGACGGGGCAGTTACGTTGTTGCGTAAGCCCAGCCTAGAAGAAGCAGAGGTTATTCGCCGCGCATTGCAAGACAAGACAACCCAAGCATACCGAGGCGGCAAGGGTCGCGCCGGAGAAGCCTACAGGAGTCTTGAAAACCAATTGCGGACAACGCTTGATGAGGTTTCTCCTGAGTTGGCGGCGACACGCGCACAATGGTCATCTGTTAAGTCTGCTGGCGAAGCCTTCGAGCAGGGTCAAAAAGCCTTTAGCCAAAACATTGGCGCGGACGCAATTGAGACTGCATTTGAGCGACTGGTTGAGACCGGCAACGATGATGCCATTCGCGCCTTCCGCATGGGCTTGGCCGACGCAATCCGCCGCAAGGCTCGCGCTGGTAACGCGGCTTCGCTGATGAAGGCTTTGACTGATGAGTTTCGTAACGAGGCGCAGGTCTTTAATACAATCTTCCCGTCAGACGTTCTCGAAGATGTAATGCCTCTGCTCACTCGCGCAGCAGGCGCACAGGAAACAAAGAATGTTGTAATGGGTGGCTCACAGACCGCAAAGACATTGATGGAAGCACAGCGCATTGGTTCGCAGGCTGGTTTAGGAGAGGTAGCCCAGGCAGTCGGTGGCGACATGATTGCTGTTGCCCGCCTAGCGCGTCAGGCAGTAAACAGCTTCGGCCAGCGCCTGAACGACCGCCAGCGGGCGCAAGTTGCACAGCTTCTGGTTGAGGAAAACCCAGACGTTCTCCGCAAGGCATTGACTGACGAGGGTGGCGTTATGATGTTGCAGCAGGCGGTTGAGAACCTCGTCCGTCGCCTGACGCCTGCCGCCGGAGCCGCAGGCACAGTCGGCGCGGTGTCGCCGATGACGCAGAATGTATCAAACCCAGCCATGGGTTTGCTCTCAGAAACATTACTTTCTCGATAGGTAACGATTATGGCAAAAGACTCAATCCGCGATTTTGACAACACAGCAGGCAACAACACGGACATCCAGTCCGTTGACATCTCGGAAGGCTGCAGCCCCGCCGGGATAAATAATGCGTTGCGGGAAATGATGGCTGACTTGGCCGATGTAAACGATGGCACTGTTGCGCTGGAAAGCCCGCAGGCTGATAGCTTGACTGTGACAGGCGACCTGACTGTTGACACTGACACGCTGTATGTTGACAGCGCGAATAATCGGGTTGGCATTGGCACGAGTTCAGTTTCTGAAAGCCTACACATTGCTGATGGCGGTAAGTTGCGTTTAGAGCGACCTGACGGTGCAACGTATTCTAACATCTCTATGCAAGCTGGCGGTAGCGGTGGTTTGAATTTCTTCAACAACAACAATGACGGATTTGAGTTTGAGTATGCTACTGGCGGTGTTCAGATGAAAATCGACAACAGCGGGAATTTGCTGGTGGGGACGACTGATACGACCCTATATAATAATAGCGGCTCTGGCAATGGCGGTATTGCTTTGTCAATTCCTTCGGCTGGTGCTGGTAGGGT